GGAGATTGCACAGGGTGTGAAGTGAGGAGGAGGTTATCATAGATGGAGATTGCACAGGGTGTGAAGTGAGGAGGAGGTTATCATCTCCCAAGACGATGATGCGGCAATTGGAAAAAAGCCAATCAAACAATTGTTTACCATTCATGGCGCGGAGGGCGTTGCCACCCAAAACCTGTTCGGCATATGCGTATGCCATCGTTATGGCATTAATGATGGAATTGCCAATGGAGGTGTTTGGGTCGCCGGAAGCGCGTGTGCCGATGCACTTATATGAAATACCGGCTTTGGTGAAGCCGTATTTGTTTATGGTTTGCGTGATTGCTTTTCGTTGTTCATCGTTCATTTTTGGGTAGTAGGTATGTTCCATTTTGAGCAGTTCAGGGTTCATGGTGCGTTCCCACGAGGTGCCATCGGATTCGTAACAGTAGTCAAAGCGTGGGAAACCGTTGCGACCATCAAATATTTGGGAAAGATAGTCGGCGGATGTGCCGTTAGCATAGACGAAAGGCGATTTTACGCCATTCCATGTTTTGGCATATGCTTTTGAGTAGCTGTAAATGATTGGTCCGAGGAGGGCATTGTAGCGTGGTGTGCAACCTTGAATTAAACGTGGGGCTTTTTCGGCGTAAGGGCCGTCCACAAACTTGACGATTCTTTCAGATTTGACGAAAGCATCGCGATTGCCATCTTTGCGATTGTACGGCGTGAACTGATAGGATTCACGAGCCTTAATCAGGCGGTTCTGGACTCCTTCGGGAAAACGTCTGACCCAGTCGTTAAAAGACACGTGGCGGAAGTTTTCTTCAGGAGGAAGGACGTACGGTAAGAGTTGGCGAGAAAATTTGTGGAGCGACCCCAAAGCAAGAGGATCAAAAGGTGGGATGATGTTTTGGAGACGATTGTTGACTGCAATATGTTGGTTGTGTGCGGATTGTGAGAAGACGGTTGGGATGTGTTTTGTGATAATACCCGTTGCGACAGTGTTGGCCCGGTTCTTTTTGTCAAGAGTGAACTGAATTGGGGCTTCAGATTCATCGCCCTCGTTTGTTGGGACGAGGGTTTTGGATGATTGAATGTCAGTCACAGAGACACCAAGGGCCGATTGAAATTTGTGATCGGTCTTGGGTAAAGAGGGGTGCAGTACTACCTGTAGGGGTTCAACCTCGTAGTAGTGTTTGGGCAAAGGGGTCGTGAAAGTGGGCATATGGAGGTTTGGCATAGAGGGCAATGTGAGGGTTCGGATGTCGACGATGGCCAAGGTGGTGAAAAGGAATGGGATCAACAATGCTAAGGGTAGCATGTATATGCACCAAGAACGGGCTGACATTTTGTCTTCAGCGCGTAGGTGGTATATATTCCCCGGTTTCGTTATGAAATTCGTAGCCAAACTGAAAGGATGTTTTGGGTCAATGTTGGTACGGCGGTCGGTGATTGTGTCACCGGCAATTTCAATTTTTGCTGGTATGTCGTTGTAAACCAGGAAAATGGCGCCTACAAGGGCGGCTTGAACGATAATGGGGATGTTGTAGAACAATCCAGGGATGATGGCGAGTAAAGTGAGAAGTACAATAAGGGTGAAATGGATAGTCTTGTCAGGGATACCAGCGAATTCGCCGATAACGGGTTGGAAGTTTTTCAATTTCTTATGGAGGGCGTAGTCTTTTGTACGAGTGGAGAGGGTGTGGAGGGTTGAGATTTCGGCAGATAGAGTGGCGTCGAAAGACAGGTGGGCGGTTGCGGCAATAAGTTGTGCTAAATCAATGAGGTTTTC